GTAATGGATACAGCATTACATACGTACACACAAGATGGTGTTGCTGCAGGAATGAAGTCTCTTGTAGAACTAGGTAACTGGCAAAACTCTTTCCGTAACTTACGTTATATATTTGCAGATCAAGGTACAGCACAACAGTTTACAGATTACCTATTAGATAGACCACAGTTTGCTGAACAGTTTTCTCGTATGTTCGACTCTATTGGAGAAATACAAAAAGCTTCAGGTAGAGGTCAGGCAAAGTCTACAATAGGCAAGGGTGCAGATGCTATATTATCTAGGGGAGAAGACCTAGTTCAAGCACTGAACACACCTAACAGGTGGCAAGACCACATGATACGTAGGGCTACCTTCTACTCAGAGATACAACGTCTTACTAAAAATGAATGGGGTATTGATTTACAAGATGCACTAGATCAAGGCAGGTTAAAACAGATTATGAATGACAACGTAGGTGTAGGCTTACGTCCTGAAGGTGGTAGGTCTTTTGTTGACATGATTGATGAGTCGGTCACAAAAGCCCTTGATGTAACTTACTCTAAACAACCAGACCTAAAAGCATTTAGAACTATATCAAATGGTATAACTCAGTCAGGTTTAACTGTTGTTGTTCCTTTCCCACGGTTTATGTTTAATGGTCTTGAGCTAATGGCTCAGTACTCAGGAGGTGCAGCACTACCATTGATACGTAAGGCTGCTGGCGGTGGCTTTGGAAAGGGTCTTAACGCTAGAGATAGGCAAGATATATCAAGGAACTTAGTTGGCATTGCTACTATGTACGGCCTGTACAGGGCTGGTGAAACTGCTTTTGCAACAGATAAATCTTATGAATTTAAAGACCCAGAAACAGGTGAGCGAATAGATGCTACACCACAGTTTCCAGTAAGGCAGATAGGATTATTGTCTAAGCTAGGTGCGGCTGCTATTAACGGTGGGTTTGGTATCATTGATGGTGTAACTGGAACTGAGTTTGCAAATCCTGATATGACAATGGAGAATGACACTGAGTTTACATATAAAAACTTAGCTGAAACGTTCTTAGGTACTAATGCTCGAACTGGTCAAGGTAATGTACTAATTGATGATATGGCTAACTTCCTCAGAGGTATTGATGACCCAACAGATGAAGAGGCATTTGCTAAAAAACTAGGTAGGTTCGCAGGACAATTAGCTAGTACATATCTAATACCACTACGTCAGTTAAATGACACACAAAGAGCTATGGGTATACGTGGTACAGAATACAAAGACTTTAATAAAGACCCTAGAATAACTCAAGCAGAAATGCGTCAAAAGGCAGAAAAAGATGGTAAATTCAGGTATGCAAGTGATGACGAAAGACAAGCAGACGTAGACTTTATAGCAGGGGCGCAAGGCGTACAAACATTTGGACAAACTTTTAGTAAAGAATTTAGGCGTGGCTTTTATCAACAAGGATTTATTGCACCAAGTGTAGAGGAACAGCAACCCAGTAGACAATTTTTACATACAGACAGTAGTAACAGGATACGTTTGGGAACTAGGTTAGTTGCTGGTTTAAACTTTAAAGAAGCAGACTCAGAAGAAGTAGAGTTTCTAAAGGGTATAGGCTTTGGTGATCCAACATATGAACTAGGTAGTAGAAACCGTAATAAAAAAATGCAAGCAAGAGAAAACCAAAAACTTAGAGAAAGTTTATCTTTGATTGTCAGCACTGTTGAGGCAGTAACAGATATGGAAGGATACAAGCCGGGTTCTTCTGAGTATTTCGTTGCGGCAAAAAAACATACCTTAGATATGTTTGCTGAAGTAAAAAGTACAATACGTAGTCCTAACGCAAACGCAGTACAGGGGGCTAGTGATAAGTTACGTAGGATGAAGAGGACAGATTTAAGGTACGCAATACAAAAGTTTAAAGAAAACAACAAGGGTAAAAACCCTAACCTAAGTAGGCTAATAGATTTAGAAACATTACTTAGCTACGGTAAGAGCCGAGTGTCTGGTGGAGAATAAGAAAAGGGGGCAGTTAAAGCCCCCTCTTTTTTGTCTATCGTGTATCGCCACTACCACCTATTATCCCATTGTGTTTTCGTTTAGATAATTTGCTCTCATTCTGTGCAGCTATCATACCCAATGTAAGGTTAAGGTCAGTAGCTAGTGCAGCACAGTACCACAGTACATCACCTATCTCACTGGCTATGTCCTCTCGCCATGTGTCAGGCCTATTGTCTGGCCCATCACGTATAAGTTTCTTTACCTTATTGGCTACCTCCCCTGCCTCACCAGCTAACCCTAACGCAGGGTATAATATCTTATGCTGGTCAGGATATATTGCAGTGCTTGCTGCGCTACGTTGATACGCATTAAAATCAGACATGCTGTACTTCTCCTTCAGAAACTGTTCTGCTTCTGCCTGTAGTTCCTTCATACTCCTTCACCCTTTTAAGTTGGTCGAAGTAGGCTTTATTAAACCCACGATTCCATTCACGATGCTGCATAGTGTCTCCACTGAATGGACTTGACAGGTTACTACCACTCTTGAATGATGTGTAACCCATTTGATATTGCACTCTTAGTGGTGCATCGTACTTACCCAAGCCACGTGAGGCTCTGCTTTTATCTTTCATAAGTATTCTCCTTATGCTATTAGGTTTCTAGTAATTTCTTTATCTTATCAAAAAGAATATCATTAGTATTATTTAAGCTGGTTATTTGATACTTAAGTTGTGTAACTAGTTTGTTACAGTACGTTAGCTCACCTAGAAGATTGTTCTGTTCTTCAGTAAACTTATCTGTATCATAATCTTTTTCTCCAATTGTAACAGTTGCCATATCTATTCTCCTTATACCAAATCTACTATTTCACATACACCACCAGAGCAAGCCATAGTTTGCATAGCTACAGTGTTATCGTCTTTCTCGTACTCAGACAGCCCAGCCCAATCAATCTTGTCAGGCATGATAGACAGTAACATACTATAGTCTGACTTGCCAACCTCCTGATAGGGTGCTTGCTGGTAAGTGTGATCAGAGTGTGGTAAAAAAGACACACCTGACATCTCATCGAAGTGTTCATAAACAAATGCACCTACCTCAAACCATTCTTCATCACGTACTGTACATGTGATGCTTGGTTTGTGCTCACAAAAATGCCGTTGGTAGGTAAGCCAAGTCTTTAACTGTTCTATTGCCGACAGATCATTGCGTGTTACCGACATTGCAGGTGACATAACAGGGAAGCTAAACACTGTAGTAGCATCAGGCTTCATTACATCAGGCTCACTAGGCACTCCTTGGTCTTTCATAAACTGTGTTAAGGGGTCTTTGTTGTCTCCTCTGACAGTTCTAATATAGTAATTGGAGTGCCTTGCGTGTATCCCAGAGGCACTGTCGACAAGTTGTGAGACTGTCCCGCTTGGCTTGACACAGGTGATCGCTGTTGAAGCAGGGATACCCAAATGATCAGCCCACTTAGCGTTAGTAGTAACAGAAAGCTTACGTAATTTCTCAAGAGTTTTCTCCAGTTCTGGGTTGTGGGTGGTCATCAAAGGGTTATCCATTATCCCGGTGAGTGACACACCAAGCAAACGCTCTTCTTCTGTATTGGTAGTCCACACTTTTCGCAGGTATGGGAACTTTGTGTACGTGCTTTGGATCGTCCCAAGTATTGTGGCGAGTTTGACTTTTCGCTCCAAGTCTTTAGCCGTGTCAGTGGATCGTACCACAACTTCCGTAAGATTACAGAACTGGTTCGGACGAAGTATGATCTCGCTGCAAGGGTTGCAACCAAACTCATAATTAGGGTCTCGTCTACCGTACTTCTCAACTTGTTTTTTACTAGCTTGCCTATTGAATATACCACGTTCACCACTCCCCGACTCTACTAATGACATCCACTCTCTCATAAAAGATATGGAGTCTGGTTTCTCTGTATAGCTAACTGAGTTATTAGCTAATGCACGTTGAGGATTGTTGTCCCACCATGCACCTGACTTTGCATGACGCATACGATCATCAGATAAATTACTTAGAGAGATCATAGCACTACGGCGTACGCCACCTACTACAACTACCTCACCTATCTTACACATGAGGTCGTGGCATTCAATAGATGACAGCCTACGCCCAGTTGCATTCCTAAAGATGGTTGTAGAAAAGTTAAACAAATCAATCAAGGGTGCAGGGCCACTGGCTCTACCACCAAATGTTTTTAGTCTTGCACCAGCAGGACGTACACGACTGACATCCCACTGTGGGATTTCACCAGCCCAAAGGAGAGCCAACACTTGTCTGAAAGACTTAGCCCACCCTTCCTTGCTGTCCTTGACGACGACAGTAGTTTCGCTCTCGAACAACTTAGGCACTTCTGGGAGCTTGCTGATGAACTGCCGCTCTACACTAAAGCCCACGCCAGTGCCACACAGGAGGATGAACATAGCCTCATCGAAAGCCTTGGGGTCATCGACAGCTAAGTAGCTACAGTTGTACCCAGCGGTGTTGTCACGATCTAGTGCAGGGCCAGCAGTCATCATAGTTCTCATGCTAGGCATAACCTCTAGGTTAAGTATTGCATTCTCAATCTCGGATGCTGTAGCTGCATCTACGTGTGGTACAACTACGTTGTTCATGTAACGTGATACTGTTTCTCCATAGGTTTCCCTACGCTTTTCTTTGTCATCCCACCTAGCGTAGCGAGACTTGTGTATGAATGACTGATAGTCTGTTGGTAAAAAGTTGTCCATATTACTACTCCGATATTGTGTTAATTGATTTAATGTCTATGCCATCTATGTCATAGAGGTATGCATGTAACGATTGTTCTATCTCGCTTTCGATCTGCCCATCAGCAGGTGTGGGGTAATCATCTTCGTCTACCTCAAGGGTTATGTAAAGTCTAACCCTCATCTTCTTCTTCGATCAATTGATTAAGATACCATTGAGCTTTCTCTAAATCCTCAACACCATTCTTGTACCGATACCGCCACAGGTATTTCATTATGTTACCCTGTAGGTAGTGGGAAAAACCATCCTCTCCTGTAGCTGCACGTATAGCATCAATACATTCTATACCTGCAAAGTTGTAGTGATCAGGCGAGTTTACATTGTCAGAGAGAGTAGTGTCTCCTATAGTAAACGACTCACCGTTTAATGTTATAGTACTGTCTGTCATTTCTCTATCTCCTTATTTAAATTTTACATTTATTATGTTACCGTCAATGCTCTCTAGCTTACGCTGGGGAGCTTCTTCTTTTTCTACCACACTATTGGCTAGTTTGTAAAGGGTGTCTCTTATATATTCGTCATCTTCCATAGCTGGTATTGTGGATAGCAACATCTGTGTTAGCTGCATGAGGTTTACGTAGTCCCCATCACTGAGGTTGTTCTCATCTGTTGTACAAGTACCTATCTCTAACTCCCCTGTCCAACTACCGTTAGTATCTGTTATAGGACTTATTCGTACTATGAAATCGTTTGGATCAAACTCTAAAAATATTCTCTCATTATTTTCCATGCTCTCTCCTTTTAACTTTCTTTAGTGGGAAGGGTATTAAACTTGGATGCATGTCTTTACCCTTCTCATACAACCATTCTTCAGGTATGATCCTGTCGTGGAACATAAACTTATTCTTAACACACCACTGACCGTAGGTTGTCTTAGCTCCCTTACTTAGCTTGCGTCTGCTACTCTCAAACACAAACCGTATGTCCAGCTTAGGGTGCTGTAGTTTTATGTAGGCATGTTTACGTCTGTCATCTGCTGTAAACCTACCCTTAGTCTCTATTATAATACCGTTAGGTAGCACAAAGTCTGGGGTATAGATACGATACATGAGGTCTTCCCACTCAATCTTGACTTCCTCATACTTTACCTTGATACCTTTCTCAACTAAGAAGTCCTTGTTCTTTATCTCAAGACCACTTCTATACCCATGCTTTAGTGCAGCGGCAAATCTTTTACCGTTCATTGTCACGCCCCTATACTAATGTAGTTAACTATAGGAAGTGTTCTAGCTTTCGATACCTTAGATGGTAACTCTTGTAATGTTTCAAAGCAAGAGAACCTGTAGTCACAGAACTTACAGTTGTCATTTAATATGGTGTTACCTGATGGTGTACCTCTGAATGTTTCAGGTACAGGCTCGAAGCAACGCTCAAACTTGTTCTCGTTTACAGTATCAACTGTCTGTTCTAACTTAGTTATCTCTACATCTAAGTCAAGACCATCAGCAGGTACATACTTGATGTTGCCATTAGCTTTATTGACAACCCACCAGCCACCTACCTTCTTACCTGAAGCCTTAGAGTAGCCAGCTAACTGTCCTACGTAACCAAATGGATCACTCTTTTGTAACGTATCATACGAGTCAAACTTGTTTCGATATGACCAATCAGATGCAGACTTAACGTCATCCATTGCTCCATCTACAACAATATCATACGAACCTTTTACTGTTGTGTCACCTAGTTGTAGTGATACGAAGTTATCCTTGTCTTCATATGGGTAACCTGCTTCCTTTATGATACCTTTAAATGCTGCCTCAACGATGTCTCCTAGAAGCATGTTCATTACGAACGTGGTTGGTTTGGGCAATGCTTCCTCTGGCTTGTTCTTCGCAAACCAAAGCTGACAAGTTGGCTTACCAATGTTAGACATTCGCAAGCGAAACTCATCACGCTTATTGCCCCCACCAAACTGACGTCGCATAGCATCCATTACATCTGTACCAATCTGTAGTATTGTCTCTTCAGACATTGTGGATTTACCAGATGTAGCATCTTCAAGATACTGATTGATCGCCAGTTCAGCAGGGTGATGCATTAGACAAAGTCCTCTGCGTCAATATCCACAAACTCTTCCACCGTAGCTGTGTCTACTTCCTCATTCTTGTGCATGTTCTCATTCCATGCACCTAGGATGTAGGTATTGTAGTTCTCTATCCAAGCTATGAAGTTAGCAAAGTTTTCCTGTGATTCATTGTCCATCTCCAACGTGTTGTTTAGATCAATATTAGCTACAGGAATGTAGTAGCTGCTGCCATTGGGTAGTGGTACTTCTTTTGTGGTAGCTTCAATATAGTGTTGAGGTGGTAGCCTACGCATTTTGCCATACTTATTAATCATCTCACCCATGATTTTGAATGCATCACGATTGTCAATCTCCCAGATGAATGCGGTAGTGTCTATGTCCACAGGACTACCACCTTCGTCTGTTGGATTGATCATCTCTACTGTACCAAACATAGCACGAACACGCTTGATAGACTTGATTAAGTCCTTCATGTTATCAGGTAGTGCTGCCCAATCTTTAATGAACCCAGCAGGTTTACCGCAGTTGAAGCCCCCATTATTGTCTTTCATGTCACCGTTAAGGTCATTAGCCATAGTAGTTTTGACAAACCTGTTAGGTGTATTGTCAGTACCCTTGATGAACTTCTTGTACATAAACCTTTGCAAGAAGGGACGAAGAGATACTTTCTCTGCATAGTAGGTAGGCCCATCAGGTATCTCAAGTTTGTATGTACCCCCAGAGATTACCTCTAC